GCGCGCCTGGAGAAGTCTACGAACGTCTGCAGGCTGTCGCCGGCTGTGCTGATCGCGTCGGAAAATCCGCTGGTCGCGTTTCCCAGGTTGGAGAGCCGACCTTCGAGGCCCTTCGCCTCGCCGCCGGCGGCGTCCATGCCCTTGGCGGCCTGGGCGACGCTGCCCTCGACATCCTTCACGCCACCCTGAGCGGCCTTGGAGGCTTTCAGCAGAGCCTGCGCGTCACCACCAAAGGTCAGGGTGGTCTGATTTCCAGCCATCAGTCCAGGTCCAATCCAGCTGAATCTGCTACATCCTGGAGCGATTCTTCGAGCGTCTTCTGGATCTTTGCCCGCTCATCCTGGAGCGCCGGGTACAGGTACCGTCCATCCTTCTGGTAGGGCCGGGATACGGACTTGGCCGGACCCACCCGCCCGCCGAAATCCAGCCAGGGCACGTAGGGCGCACGTTTGGATCCCTCACCGACTCGAACAAGTGTTCTACTCGATTTGGCTTTGATGGTTCCAGCGGCGCGGCCGGTGCGACGGGGCATCCTGGCCCTGCCGTAGTCCACCACCACTCCAGCGGCGGCGTTCAGGGCCAGACGGACAGCCTTGGGCAGGCTGTTGTCCAGCTGCTGGAGCGCACGGGTGAATTCGCGTAGTCCGCTAACGGCGATGGTGGGCCGCATTCTCCAACTCCCTTCTCTGCGCCTTTCGGGCGTAGTACATCTGCCAGTGAATCCACTCGTCGCCCGTCATGGTGGCCCGCAGTTGGCCTACGGTCATGTGCAGTTGTGTAGCCAGGTAGAAATCGAACTCCAGACCCGGATCAGTCTCGAAGGCTTTTGTAGGCCGCCTTCGGGGCTCCTCCCCGGGCTCCGGTCAGCTCCATGATGCGGTTCACCACGGCTGAGGTGATGCTGGCGGGAGCGTTTTCCAGCCAGTCGCTCGCCTCATTTAGAGTGAGTCTGGGGTCGAGCAGTCCGACGGAGACGGCGTAGGCCTCACCGCGGCGTACCGCTTCAACGTTCGGATCGTCTCCAGTGATCTTCCCGACCGTGAGCCACTCGCCCCGGGTAAGGCCCCGGACCCGGATCCAGTCGGTAGTGAGGTTTCCATCCTGGTCCAGCACCGGGACTTCGACGCGGTCCTCTGGGTGGCAGATGAGTAGTAGAGCCGACTTTTCCATGTCACACCTGCGCGGTCGAGTTGACAGCGTCTGACAGCTGCCCGTCCATGCTCCAGGTGACGTAGTCCGCCACCGGGGAGGATTCGGTGTAGCCGGTGATGACGATGTTCACGATGTCCTGGGGCTTGCCGGATCCGGTGCCCTCCGGCCGGCGGGTGAGCGCCACGGTGGTACCGATGAGCGGCTCGATCAACGCGCGGGGCCCCGTGGTGGCGGTGCTGTCGTAAAGCCCATCGCACTTGAACGATCCGTCGCCCAGCCCACCGGCGTAGACGTGGTCGTCCTTGCCGTAGGTGGTGACGTCGTGCGAGTCGGCCTTCCGCGCGAACTCCGAAGATTTGACGTACTGCGAAATGTCCGTGGTGCCGAGCTTGATTACGGTGACCTTGGTGTGGACCAGTGCCATGATGTGCCCCTCTCAGGCTGAAGCTCCGACGATGATCACGTCGTAGGTGACGCCGGTAGTGCCGGCCGAGTTGGTGATGGTCAACAGATCAGCCGTGCCCGCGGTGACGGCGATACCGGTGGCATCCGGTGCCCACCACTCAAATTTGCCGCCTGGTTTGACGGGCATACCGTCTCCAGCGGCCAGGAAGATGGGCACGCCGTTGCTGGCGGGCCGGGTGACGTTGACATTGTTGGTGTTTGCCGCCGCTGCCGTGATCACGATTCCCTTGATCCTGGCTAGGGTGAGCGTCGCCCCGAACTGATCGGCTAGCGCGCCGACTAGATCCAGGTCCTCAGTCGCGCTCGCGGCTAGGGTCCGCTGGTCGTGGAAGATCAGATCAGCCTGGTTGGCACCGGTGCCCGTGGCGAGATCGATCCGCTTGGTATACGTCAGGCTGTCGGTGGGTGTGCTGAGGTCAGCGGTTTTGACGCTGGCGGCCTGGATTGTGGTTTCCACCCGGGTGGTGAGGGTCATGATCTACTCCCAGAGATTTTGCAGCCGCAGATGATGGCCAGGTAGGTCACTCCAGCTATCTGGTAGGTGCCCACCTCCACCTCTTGGATATCTATCACATCGAATGTGGTCGTTTGTCCTGTTTGTAGCGCCTGGATAACCGACGTCGGGCCAGACGTCCGGAGGTAGTCAGATAGCACCTGTCTGGTCGGGCGGTCGTCGGGCTTTCCCACCACCACCACCACGTCAAGGGTGTATGACTCCACCTCGTTCCCATACGTGAGGTATTCCCACGTTTTGGGGTAGTAAACCAGTGCCGCCGGCGGAGTGACGGTCGGAGCGGGCCAGCCGAAGGACTCCAGCCCCGCGATGGTCCGGAGTCTCCAGGCCAGCTCATCCATGACGTCTGCCAGGATCACGCCAACCCCCAAGCCCGGACATAGGGCCCTAGGGACACCCGTACGTCCGGATCAACGGTGGCCAGCAGACGCATCTCACTGCCGTCCGACGGGCTCCCAGCGATCCCGTAGGGGCTGTCCCGGCGGGCCATGAATCGGCTCGCCTGGAGTAGGCAGGCTTGCTTGACGGCGGTGGGTACAGCCGTCCACCCCCACTTGGCGGTTATCTCCACGTCCCCATCGTCTGAGGACGCCGCCACCGCGGAGCCAAGGACAAGGTGCGTCCAAACCTTGCCCTTGGCCACCGCCTTCCGGGGACCGTACTCAAAATCGGTGGTCACCACTCCGAGAATCGTCACGACCACGCCGGTTGTCGTGTCCAGATCCTCAATGGGTACCACCCACCGTTTGATCCGCCGGTCCCAGAATGCTGTGTACTCCCACTGTGTCGCGGCGGCCAGCTGCCCGAACTGCCGACCGACCGCCTTGTCGATAGCCCGGCTCGCGGTGGTGACGGCCAGGGCGAGCTGGACGTCATCGACCGCGTCAGTCACCCGCAGGTAAGCCTTCAGATCGGCGGTGGTGCAGTAGTCCGGAGCCCATGTCATGGCTACTGGCCTCCCATGATCTGTGAGAGCAGTGCTCCCCCGCCACCGGCGGCCACAGCCACTCCAGCGACCAGGTAGAACCCCCGCTCCAGGGTCTTGATGCGCCCATCGAGCGTGGTTACGGCAGCTTTGACCTCACCCACGTCCTCTTTTATGCCCAGGATTCCTTCCTCGATCCGGGCCAGACGCTCGCTCTCAGCCATCAGGCACCGCTGACCGCGAGCACGGTGCAATGGGTCACGAAGGTGTCCGTGGCGCCCCCGCTAGTCACCTTGATCCGGAGCCACGGGCGGCCAGGCTGAACCTTGACCGCGAAAACCGAGTGGTCGTCTCCAGTTCCCGCTGCCAGCGCACCCGCGACGACCGAGATCACTGCGGTGGCGGGGGTGCCGATGGATCCGGAGCTGTCGTCGGCGTCCTGGATCACCCAGGTGATGCTGTCGGTCGTCCCGGCGGTGCTCGCGGTGAGCACGACCAGGATCCGGTCTCCGGGGTGGTAGGTGGACAGTGCCGCCAGGTTGATGTCGTCCGGGGTTCCGAAATCAAACGTGGTCGTGACGGCGGTGGCGATGGTGACCTTGGATGACGCCACCACACGCGTATCAGCCAGGTCCCAACGGATGGTGCTGCTCATGGGTTCTCCCGATCAGGTGTTGTTCTTCAGGATCACGTAGGAGTTGCGGTTCTGAATTTTCGCGTCCGCCCGCAGCCACGCGGTGTATTGCACTTCGCCGTAGTTGGCCCTGGAGTACGGGTCGACCATAACGACCAAATTGGATACCCGACGGATTACGTAGGATTCCCGGAAATCGCCGTAGGCCATGCACAGGGTGTCCCCGGCGCTGGAGAGAACCGGCACCGCCTGGTCGAGGATCACGGGCGTGCCGAGCAGACGCCGCTCTGGCTTCCCACCGATCCCATCCGTGAGGGTCTGGAGAATCGGCCGGCCGATGGTGTCCACGATCAGCCGGAGCTGACTCCAGGTTTGCTTGCGCATGAGCCACTTGGCGTTCGGCTCATACGACTCGTCCAGGAGGTCCTGGAATTCGACCAGGTCCTCATAGTCCGGGGTGTCTGGGGTGTCCAGCTCCCTGTCTGCGGTGAGGGTCGAGCAGAGGATTCCCTGAGGCTGCCCAACACCGGTACCAGTCACGAAGTCCGGAGCCTGCTTCCGCGCGATCCGAGTGCCCATCGCTCGGGTGATCAGACCCCGGAAGTCAAAAGCACTGTCCTGAAGCAGCTCCACGGATACCCGGATCGGAGAGTCGCTAGCTCCGGACGAGGTGTATTTGTACGCACCCAGGTCCACCTTCCCGAACGTCAGATCCGCGCCGCCGGTGAAGGCCCCGGATTCCGCGGTGATGGTGCCCGAGTTGGCGGTGTCGTCGAAGGTCGGGTACTCCAGGGGACGCCCGTCGCTGGTGGAAAAGTCCTCGGCCTCGTTGGCGAAGCCGCCAAAAGCGACCATTCTTTCGACGATTTTCTGCCGGAATCCGGCGGGGACCAGGTATCCGCCGGCGGTGGAGAGTCCCTCGCCCTGGGCGCGGAGCTGCACGATGTCCTGGTTGCTCTGTCCGGTGCGCAGGTACGCGTCGAACGCGCGTTCTAGTCCGTCGTCCGGTCGGGTGGCGGCGACGACTCCGATGCCGGAGACGGGCATGTTGTAGGCGTTCTGCCGTGCCCGGATCTCCATGCTGCGACGGGCAACGGCGAGCTGGGCTTCCAGGGCCTCGTACCGCGCCGCCTCATCCTCGCTCAGATCGCGTGGCTCCCCGGTGTCGGGTGCCACCGCCTGGTCGATGATGGCCTGGAGCGCGGCCAGGATTTCCTCAATGGTCATCTCAGATCCCTCTCACTCGGGCCCGTGCCCGAATCAACTGGCTGCGCTGCCGGCAGGTAGCCAGCGGCAGTGAGCGTGCCTGTGTGCTCGCCCCGGCGTAGGCCGGGAATGTGACGGGTGAAACGTCGATCAGCTGTGCGACGCTGATATGCGTGGTGATCTCGGAGTCACGGTCGAATTTCACCTTGTCAGGGATGAACGCGAACGACGCTCCGTCGATGTCGCCTCGCTCTACCAGTTCCCGGAGGTCTGTGGCGTAGCTGGTCCGGGGCAGATCTATCTCGTACTCCAGCCCGGTTGAGTCCAGGGACAGCCGGAGCGTACCGGCGCTCTGCCGACCCAGTACGTGCAGCGGACTGTGGTTGTACAGCGCCCGTACGTCGCTGGTTTCGAGTGCGGTGCTGAACGCGCCGGGTGCGATGGCCTCTTTCTGGCCACTGCCGAGGTCTGTTGGCTGGTTGAAGACACTCGCGTAGCCTCCCAGCCGGTTTCCGGAGAGGGTGGGAGCCGAGCGACACGAGATACGTATCGCAGAAGTCGTAACGTTTCGCGAGTTACGTAAGTCGAAACTCATGCTCCCGGATCTCCACTCGTTATGTCCGTTTCTGGCGTGATGGCCAGAGGCGCACCCGCGATACGGAGCACATCGCCTCCCGGGATCGGTGGCAGGTTCCGGATGGCACGCGCCTCGTTGATCGTTATCAGTCCACCGGCGATCTGCTGCAGCAGCAACCCTATTTCGATCTCGGGCGACGGCCGTTCCAGCGCGGTGAAGTCAAACGCCACGCTCCGGTCGCCCCGGAGCAGAGTTGAGAGGCGCTGCTCCAGGCGCGTAGCCCAGGGGGAGAGGACCGTCCGGCCCATCCCCCGGTTGGACTCCGCGACCCCGGTGCCCCATGAGGTTTGCTTGTCGGTCTGCATGAGCAGGTGCGGGGGGACACCGAACCAACGTGCGATTTCCTCGATCTGGAACTGCCTGGACTCCAGGAACTGCATGTCCTCTGGGCTGATCGACCAGGGAGTGAATTTCAGCTTGCGGTTGATGAACCGGACCTGGGCGGCGTTCTCCCACCCGGATGCCCGCCGCTCAATCGATTTGCGGATCTCTTCGACGTCCTCAGCTTCCACGTCGTCGCCGTCGGCGGAGACGAGACCCGAGATCAGGGAGCCTTCCCCGAACATCTTGGCCGCCGCTCGGTCCCCGGCGATACCGGTACCGATGCTCTGACGCGCGGCGGAGATCACGGATAGTCCCAGGAAACCATCGGTGCTGAGGCCCGGCGCGTGCAGGAGCGTAGAAGCATCGTGGTCGACGATCGTTCCATCAAGCATCGAGACGTGGAACAGCTTTCCCCCGACCACGGGGCTACCGTCCGGCCAGCGTGTAGCCAGCTCTACGGAGACACACATCGGGTGTACCGGTACCAGGCCTAGGAGCTGCCCGACCCCGCCTCGGACGTGCACGAGATACGCGTTGCCGTGTAGGAGCTGGTGCGCGAACACCGTCTCCTTCCACTCGAACGGGGTCATCCCACATACCTTCCCGGGGTTGTCCAGGAAGCTATCCACCCGTTGCTTGATCCCGGGGGTCGGCT